ATTGATTTACGGCTTTTAGGTGAATTTTTATTCATGTAGCGTCCAATCCAATCATCAGCATATCCAGCGCCATACATAGCATGAAAAGCTCCATTCGTGAAGGTAAAGCAATCATTCACTCCCCACTGGAACGCATCATCAGGATAATTAGATAGATATGAATTTAATGCTAACCTCTGCCCCATTGTACTGTTTTATCCTGTATTGCTTGAACATATGAGAAGAAAGTATCCTCTGGATATCTTGATTTGTGGTTTTCTTCAGCATAGCGCCATCCACTTGATCTCTCAAGTTCCAACAAATTGCTTTCAACTGACATCTGTATAGTACTGGTCTCACCGCTATCCTGAATAGTCATTTTATTCATTTTTCCAGCGAATACTTGAACAACATTACTGACGCTTTCTTCTCCAAAGTACAAATTGAAAGGGCGGCGTTGATATGGCTCTTGTAATGCTATAGATAATGTTTCCGAATATATACCTGATAAACTTACTGATAAAGATTTTGCGGATAAATCATTCACCTCGTCCAAGCCGCCAATATTTAATAACTGTCCAGTTCCAACAAAGGTCTGATCTACACCTTGAACTTCAATTACTCTATTACCTACACCCGTCCAAAGACGCATAGGTGCTACATTAAATGGGTCGCCATTAATGTCTGTTACAGTTTGTGTATCAAACATAAACTCGCAAGCAAAAAATGGCTCAATCTCTGAACCTGTCAGAGCAGTCAATAGTGCGGATGAAATATCTCTGCTCATAAAACCTCACTACAAGTAAAAGTAATGCCATAATTACTTAGTTGGTCAGCTGTCCATCGCATATTATTGTCGTCCATTCTGAAAACACCTTGAGGAGAAACAAACACAACCGCAGTAGATGTTGTAATTGCAGTCTTTAGAGGCGGCTGAATTGTTACAATTCCATCCCCTGTGTTATCATCAACAACCATATGTAATCTTGCATTTGCGCCTGTAGAAAACTGCAAATAACTTCCTTGGCTTATTTTTTTACCTGAACCAAGTGTAAGGTCTACAGATGTATCTCCAATCGCGGCGGCGGCGGCTACACTTATAGAGCTTGGAGGAATGCCCCCTGTAATTGCTTTTCCGTCAGGGTCTCCCAGAAGAAAGGTATTTGCCCTACCTTCACACTGCATAAAAAAAGCTTGCCATAAACGCGCCTGATCTCGCTTCATAGGCGGTAAAGTAAGCGTAGCTGACCATTTGGCCTTTGCGTACTTATGAACCTGTGATGCTCCTGTAAATGGGCTTTCAGACAATGCTACGGAGCGAGTTATTCCCCAATCAGAAGTTACAAAGGCTGGACTTGTTGGCATAGTTATAAGTGTCATTTATTTACCCCATTGAAGCTCCAAAAGCACCGCCGCGTCTTTTTGCATCGGCAATACTCATCATAGTTTCTTGTTTAATTCTCGGCAATAGAGTGTTCATTTCTTCCCGTACAGTTTGTGAAACCCCTGCGCTTACATTAATTACTTGGTTAATTATAGTTCCCTTACCGCTACTCATAGCATTTTTTGTATTGTGATGATTTAATACTGTAGATGCAGATTTAGGAACAATTAATTCAGCACCGCGCTCACCAACTATTTGTGGTTGCCCAGCACTAAGACTACCACCACTAGCAGAATTTCCTATTTTACCTATAAAGTCACCAACGGGACCGCCTAGAGCATCTCCAATACCACCAAACATACCTGATAACGCTTTTTTTATGATATATGTTTTTATTGCTTCTCTAACCATTTCTCTCATTGTATTTTTGAAAGTATCTTTGAGTGTATCTAAATTAAATTTACCACTCATTGCCATATCAGCTAAATCATTAGTCATTTTGTCAAAGGCTTGACTAGCCATATCGTGAAATTTTGCATAGATGGGGTTTAGCATTTCCATTTGATGTGCTAAATCTGCTAACGAACTACTCATTTGTTGCGCGCTTATATCTCCATTATTAAATGCGTTCATAACATCAATAGCATTTTGTCTTATTTGATTTTGCTGTTCTAACAATGGCTCTGCAATACTTATACCATTTGCAATGCTTTCATTATGTTTATCTTTTAATTCCTTTTGCTCTTTTGCATCTGCAATCATTTGTTGAGATTGTGCTATTATTTCACGATTGTTTGCGAGTTCTATTAATTGACCCTTCATATCTTCCATAGAAAGTTTTGGAAATTGACTCTTTATGTTAAAAATATCTTGAGCCATTGCATGTGCTTCTATATCAAATTTTGATTTAGTTTGATTTGCTTTGACTTCTAATCTTGTTATTTCATTGATCTGTTCTTGTTTTTCTTCTAACAAAGATATTGCTTTTCTTTGTGCAATTAGGTCTTTATCCTCTACTTTTTTTTCTGGCTTTAATGAGTCTGTTGTTCTCTGTCTTTTTAAATCATCAATGTTTAAATCTCTTTGCAACTTCATTAATAACTTTTTTTGCTCCATTATTTCATTTGCAATAACTCGCATATTTTCTAAAGTACCAGAATCATTACCAAATTTTTCGTAGCCACTGCCATTATCAGCGTCTGCTTGAGTTGCTATAGAGTCATTAAGTTTATCAAATTTTGCTTCAAGTAATATAATTTCACTTTTTGTTTTTTTAATTGCTTTGTCTAAAGGCATTTCTATAATACCCATATTTTGCAAAAAATTCTTTGTAGCGGCTGTAGCCATTTTTAAAGCCTGTATTACTTTTACTAATGATGGCAAAAATATATCACCAAGTGCACCAGCTAATTCTGAAAATTCAGCTTTTAAGCCTCTCATAGAGTTTGCATAACTATCAGCAGTTCGCAATGCATCCCCTTGTGCGTCTGCAACTCCAGCAGTTATAAGATTTAATCTAGCTTGTACTTTTTGTGCATTTGTAGCTTCTCTTGTACCACCTTTTATACCCATAGTAAGCAATTCTTGCTTTAGCGTTGCTTCAGTAATAACAACCCCAAAACGCCTTACTGTTTCATGATTTCCGACCAAAGCACTTTGAAAAGCTTCCATTGTAGCTGTATCAGATGCATTATTAAAAGACGCTGTATCAACTGCAAGTTTAGTAAGTTCTACTGATAATTTTGCCGCTTCGCCACGAGCAAAGCCCATTGGAACAAAAGTATCTTGAATTTTAGAAGCCATTCCTTCTAATTCATGCGTTGATCGACCAACAGCATCACCAAAAGCTTCTAATTCTGATACAACGCCTTGCCTAAACTTTCCAAAGACAACTTTGGATTTACCTTCCATTTCTTCAATATCTGATGAAAGGTTTATCATTGCTTTACCAGCAATAAAAGCTTGCCTAACCACAACACCAACAGCAATAAGCTTAAATGCACCACCTAATTTTTTAAATGATGCACTTGCTTTGTTTGTGGTTCTTTGAACATCGCGCTCAACTTTTCTCAAGCCGCGTCTAAGGTCAGACATATCAGCTTCAATGCGAACTAGGAGTGTGTCTACAGTACTCATTAGTCAGGATACCTTTCCATCATGTCGTCTAACTCTGGTTTTCCAAGAGGCGGCGATGTTCCTCCAGAATGAAAATCAGCAAATCCATTTAGTGCGGCGTTAAACTCTATCATGCTCATGTCCCAGAAATCTTTTGGTCTCATTTGCATTTTCCCTAGTGCGATTTTCATATAATCGTCCCAAGGAAATTCGTATGACGTTACACTGTCGCCTCTTTTAAGTTTCCCTCATCTTGCCCACCGCCCAATGAGACTGATAAAATTTCTCCTACTGCCTTCATAGCATCAGCTAAACCAGCATCCCAAACAGAACTTTGAATATCTTTTATGGTAACATCGTTTCCACCAGCCCTAATAATCGGCAATAAAATATTACACATTTGGCTGGTAGTAAGGTCGCCATCAGATAATTTTTGCAAAACTTTTAAAATACCTGTACCACAAGCATCTTCAATTTTTGCTAGTCCGTCCATTGTTACTCTGGAGTTCCACGTCTTTTCCCCCAGACTTATCTTCATTTCGCCCTTTTTTGGATTTGTCATTCTTGACCTCTTTCGCGTTTATTAAAAATATTTCGTTTCTTTGTGCTACATCTATAGCTTCTGTAACTTCCCAAACTACTGAACCCACCTTGAAGGTGTTTCCAACTTCAAGGCTTGAGGAGCAAGGTATTGAGAAGGTTGAGCCTTGAGCATGGCAAACATAATTTTCACCATCTATATTAACAGTAAGTGTTTCCCAAGCCATGCTTAGTCTCCTTTATGCGGCTGTAAAGGCGAATGCACCACTGTTTTCAAGTGTTACTGAATATGTAGCTTCGCCATTATGTTCACCAGTATATTCTAGCGATGCAACCATGAATTTTCCTTTGTATGTACCAAAATCAGGTATAACAATTTCAAAATTTGCAAAGTTTGCACCTCCAAAAGCATTTTTAAGCGTTGTTTCTGAAGCCGCATCTGTAAATACGCCAGAACCAGAGACAGAACACGTTTGTATCCCACCATTTGCCAAGAGTTCACGAACTCCAGAGCTATCTTTAGTTGTTACATCAACTGCTTCATCATTCATACTAATACCAGTAGAACGTAAACCGCCAACTGTTGTGTATGTATCTGAAGCTGGTGCCGCAGTAGCATCTGCGCCAATTTTTAGTAGTAGGGCTGAACCTTTTTGAGCCGCCATGATTTATACTCCTTAGTTATCAAACACTACAGCGCGAAACCTCATAACTCCGTGCCGTGTAATTCCGTCTTGTTCCTCTAATGTATTACTAAACTCCTGTCTAATATTAACCAAAGAGGCTCCTGTTACTGTTATAGCAGTATTATGAAGCTTTTCATAGACCGATTGCATTATCTCTTTAATTTCTCGTCTGCCTCTATATTGAGACCATGCGTGAAGTGTAAGAGTATGTTCAACCCCATCTAATGTTTTTGTATCATTATTAATTGCTGTTTCTTCGCCAATAACGACATATGGATATACAGAACCCTCTGGAACATCATCATACACAGGTACATTTGCACTACCTATACCAGATACATTTCCATTTAATGCTGTAAAAATTGCTTTTTGTAATTCCCAAGAATGCAAAGACATTAAACACCCCTTGCTTTTATTTTGCGATACATAGATTTTATTTTAGGTCTATTTTCTTCTAATGCTGGTTGCATAAACGGCCTTGCTCTCATTTTGCTTGTGCCAAACTCTAAATATTCAGAATAATCTGCGCGACTTTCTACATCACAACCCAATTTATCTGTATCATATATTGCGAATATATTACTTGCTAAAAACCCAGTATCAGTATTTGGCGGCTGTCCTTCTGCGGATGCAGTATGGCTTCCGTATGTTCTGCCACCACTACTTGAGGATTGTATAGATTTAACTGCTGTATTTCGAACTATTTGACCAGCCATAGATATAACTTGCTGTGTAAGCTTGTTGTATTGACTATCTGCTGACCTATATTTTTTTGTTCGCCTTGCTACTCGAAATTTGATGCTCATGTTGCAATCCCCTCAATACAGGTAATTTCAAGATATTTATTTTTATTATCTACATTCACAACGCTTTGAATATTAAATATTCTAGTTTCTTGTTTGCCTGAATTAATAAATTCATACATTATTCTATCTGCAAAGCTTAAATTTTTTCTAAATCTTATTTTAATTACGTGAGTAGTTGGTTGCTCAATTTGGTCGCCAAATAATCTTTTGTTACCAGATTTTGTTGTAATAGCACCGTAAACAGTAGCAAATGTAGTCCAAGCAGTAATTGCATTAGAGCCGCCACCATCAGATGCAACAGTTTTTTTCTGCAATTGCAATCTGTGACGCATTCTTCCTACTGACATTATGAAATCCCAGACGTAATAACTGAATTATAAGGCGTAGAACCAAATCTTAAAATTCTATACGGGTCGAGTAGTGCCGACAAAGTAGATGGAGGTTGCGGAGCAACACTTCCCTCAAAGTCTCCACGATTTTCATAAAGGAAAGTCACATATTGTAAAATTGCAAGTCTGATTGCTTCAGGAACACTAGAACCATTTGTTCCATATCCCACAGTAAAGTTTATCTCAAGACCATTAAAAGTTCTCATGTCAGTTGGGTATGTGCCACCGTCCCTTAAAACAATCCTAGCTGGCTCTGAATAAGTATCAACATAGTAATTTGAAGCTGCCCAAAGGTTCTGTGTATCATCATCAGAGTAATACTTAATGCTTTCAACCGAAATAACAGGATTTGCCGCAAGCTCAATATGGCTTGATAGAGGCCTACTGTAGTGTCCGGTACGCATACCCTCCCAAAGAGGCGTATCAAGCTCACGCGCCCCATCCAGCATCATCTGACACGTTCTACTGATAAAGAACCTATTAGTGTAATTTTCAGCCCAATCAGTACCAGCCTGAATATAGCTTCGCACTTGGCTATCATCCACATCATCATCAAGTCGTAGGTGTTGACGCGCCTCAATTCTGCTAACAGGCGTTATAGCTGGATTAGCAATAATTTTTAAACCACTCATTCGCCTGTCTCCGTTTTAATTATATATTTATTTTCTTATTGTTAACTTTAGATTTTTTTGGCTTTTTTGGGGATTTTCCACCCACCCAAGCTTCATTTACATCAGGTGTAGATGGGTCATCAGCTTTTAATTTTCCTGATGCAGTTCTAGCTCTAACTGCTTTTGTTTCTGTTGGATTAGCGTTTCCGCCTATCTCATAAGCTACGCCCATATCAACGAAGCTTTTAAAAATTTCTTCTTGCCACTTACCTTGTGACTTATACTCTTTACCGATTTCGAATGTTGCTGTCTCCGCACCATCTTCTCTAGTAATTCCAATTTGCGATTTACTCATAGTAATTTTCATTTGGGTGCTCCCTTATTGAAAGTTGGGGGGCGTTAACCCCCCGACCATTATTATGATGTAGCGTGTTTAAGAACGCGCATTGCTTCTGCCAATACAACTTCACCACCAACACGGCGACGAGCTAGATAACGGACGTTACCAACTTGTGCTTGTGAGTATGGGTCACGAAGAACTGATAAAGCTACACGATCAACAATCATATATCCGCGACGGAAGTCACCGAAGAATACTGATTTTGCACCAGAAGCCGCATCAGCAACATCAGGACACTCAAGATATGGTGAACCTAAGATTGTGTTTGGCAAGCCAGACTGACCAGAGAAACCAGTTTGGAAGATGTACTGACCAGCAGTATCTTTCAATTTACGGATTGCACCTAGTGTTGAGCGATTAAGCATGAATGTAGCATTGTTTGCATAATCTGTTTTAAGATCATGTACCAAATCCATTAGGTTATCTGTTGTGATAGCCGCTGTCGCCGCACCTGTAGCTGTGTGTGCTACTGTTGTGCCATCAGCAATACCTGTTGGTTTGTTTGTGCCATTACCAGAAATAAACGCCGCGCCTTCTGCTTTTGCAAACTGTTCAGCAAATTCTTGGTTCATTTCAGCTTCAAGATTGAAAACACTATCTTCAAGTAACATACCAGAAATATCCACTCTCGCGTATAATTCATGTGTTGGGATAGTATTTAAAGAAGTTGTGTAACCAGTTGTCTCTGCACGAGTACCAGTTTCAGCAGTCCAAGCCGCCGCAAATGTTGCAGTTTTGCTAGGAACTTCAATTTCTTTATTTGAAGTTTGACGAACACGAGCAACAGAACGTACAGGAGAAATCTCAGTAATTACTTTGATTAACTCATTTACATACTCAGCTGGTGCTAGATTACCAGCAGTAGCCGCAGTGCCAACAGTCAAAGCTTTCACTTCTTCTGGTGCCATGTTTTGCTCACCTTTACGCATAAAGCTGTCCCAAGCTTTTAGGGATAAATCAACTTCTTTAGCTTCCATCATGTTAGCTGGACGCTTTAGCATTGTTTCGATTTCATTTAACTTTGCTTCGAAACCTTCAGCGTGCTTTTGCTGTTGTGTCAAATTTTGGTTAATGTCCTCAAATTTGTCCATATCTGCTTCGATACGAGCAAGTTTAGCTTCAGTTTCGCCATCAGCAGAACCTTTAGCTTCGATTTGAGCCAAACGATCATCATTTACTTTTTTGAATTCTTCAAAAGCACCTGACATCGCTTCTACGGCTGTTTTTACTTGATCTTCCATTTGGTAGACCCTTTCCGTTTAAGTTTTAAGGATGTTGGTAAGGCTGTTTAGAGCCTCAAGGACTTTAGGCGTTTCCTCTTTTACAGCATCCCGCTGTTCAAGTGCCTTGGAAACAGCATTTGCCGCCGCCTTTGCTTCATTGCGTGATAGGCTTCCTTCATCCCGAAAGAATGTTTCCCATTCACGCACCGAGCGTTCTGTGCCTTTTACCGCTTGAACCCTTGCGCGTGGGTTCATTGGAAAAGTAACAGCAGAAATTTCCATTAAATCAACTGATTTAAGTCTGCGAGTTTTGCCCTTCTCGTCGTAATCGACATATTTAGGCTCTACACGGTATCCTATAGACAATCCATCAAGTGCGCCCATCTTCATGAGTTCATGCACCTCACGGCCTCTCTGTGTGCCCATAGCAAGCCGACCTTTGACCTTTAAGCCACGATCATCTTCAATTATTTCATCGAATACACCAATAGGCTCGTCTGATTTATGTTGATATAATAATTTAACGGCTTTCGCGCCTTTGCGTCCGATTGATTTAGCAAACGCACCCTTTTCAATAATATCGCCACCTAAGTCTTTATTACCAAAAATAGACCCATATCCAGAAAATTCACCTTCATTTTCTTCGTTATCTTGTGCCTTAATTTCAAAAGATACATCAACGCGGCCATCTTCAAATTTAGTTTCAAGACCAGAGGGTGTTATCTCTTGGTCAATTTGGTTTGCGTCATCCATACTCTGACCTCTTTACTTTCGTTTAAGCTGTTAACATCACCTGATATTTTAACTCATTCTTTAAATAGTTTAAATCATCTAAATTAAACTTTGAAACATATATAACACATTTATAGAGTATTTTGAATGGTTTGTTAATCCCTTATAAAAAATGTTAATAAATAGCCTCTACACCAATTCGTACAGGGATTAAGGGTGTATTATTATCTATAGCTTCGTTAAGCTTTTCTAATTTATCGAAAGTATTACCAAAAGTTCTATTAATTATTGGCTCATGTCCAAATTTATCTATATATTCTTTTAACGCATCATCATAAATTTTATTAAAGTTAAATTTTTCAACCATCTATAATTTCTTTCATTATATTTTCAAAAGCTTCTAGGGTATTTGGCATGTTATCTTTTAACCATTTTTTAGCTTTTCTTGATTTATATACTGTAAATATTTCTGCGAATGCTTCATTGTATATATGTTGCTCTTGCTTCCAATATGCTTTGCTATGACCAGATACTCCAGAATTTTCATGTCTAAATTTACCTCTAGCAAGTCCGTCTATAATATCTGCTAAATTTTCTGCTTGATCATATTTTGCTGTATAAAAGTAATATGTAATTTGTCTGCCTGTATTTTTATAAGTATGTATTCTTTTATCTTTTTTATATAATTCATCAAGGTAACGATCTATTGCCTTTTTCTTACGCATACCTTTGCCAAGACCCATATTTTTAGCGTCTAAATCTAATGCACTCATAAACTGAGTGCCACCAACGCTATACGATATATTTTGTCTATTATTTCTTTGACCAATCATGTGATCAATATGGTGTCCATATTCATGTATTGGCGTTAATTCATCCATATCGGTGTCTAGCTGTCTGTAAAATGCATAATATACACCCTCGCCTTGATTTATACTATCTGGTTTGGGCAATTTGTTAGCTACAGCAAGAGTAAGGGGTGTCATATTCCTGTTTATTCTATCTTCAATATCAGACTTCTTAAATTTAGAATTAGGCAACATTGTTATAAGATCAGTAAGATTAAGATTTTTAGGCGGTGGCGGTGGTGGTGTTATTTTCTCTGGCTTTGGCTGTGCATCATCAATAACAGTGTCCTCTGGTTGGACATAGAGCAATACGCACCTACAATTTACTACATTCGCCGCCCCACCACGACTATCACCTGGTCTATCCATTAACGCTGTGCCAAAGTTTGTAGGCACTTCAAAGTCTTCATCCATTGGTATTATTGTGCCATTCATCGCCGCGTGTTTGCTTCTAGTTCTATCATCTGTCACAGACACCCACTGCTTTTGAAGATTAGGTATATTCATTTCTTTTGCTAGACTGTGGTTTGCATAACTAGCCGCATTGTGGGTTTCAGTCCTAGATATAGTTGCTGAACGCGCCCTGCTGTAATTACCCCTAGTAGATTGAAATATTTGATCAGCTACATATCTTGTTCCTAGCGCCTCTTTGTCAGCCTCTAGCATAACTTTTACTAAATCTTTTCTTGTGGTATCTGATATTTTTTTAACTGCGCCTAAACCAGATACCCTCATGTAGTCTCTGATTAATAGTTCGAATTGACTATCTTGCTTTTGGTGTCGCAACATTCGTAAACCAAATGCTTCTATGACTGATCTATAATGTGGCTCTAATATCTTGAGTATACGGCCTTCAATCAAGTTCCCTGTTAGCTCAATAGAACTTCGTTCTAAATATTCACGTCGAGCTATGTCGCCGATCTTAGCGAATTCTGTAATTAAATTTAAAGAAAGTTTGCGCTCAAAAGATTGTCTTAATCTAAGTTGCTCTGTAATTTCACGCCTTGCGTTATATTTTACGCCGCCAAATTTTTTTAATTCTAGTGTCGCCATAGTCCACCTCTCTGTGCAGACTATAGCATTTTGTTTTTTATATCACCATCAATTTATCGATGTTTAAACCAGCTAGTACCATAATTGCTATGAATACAATTGCTATAAACCATTCATCTCTGTCCATAATTAAGCCTCGTCAAAATGCGCTTGGACTTGCTCTAAAGTCTGTCCAGCAAATTTGTTTATACATTCATCAAGTTCTTCGGCGATGATTTTATCAATGTCTCTTACAGTAAATGCTGTTGAATTAATGTGGCTTTCTTCTTTCTTAGCGCCAACAATATCAAATACGATGTAATTTTTGGCATCATGCAAATAAAGTTTTTTCCAAATCTCAAGATCAATTCTTGTTTTGACAGGTTTACCAAAATGCCAGTTTGTTTTTTTCTGTATCTCAGCTTTAAATGCTTCGTCAAATTTTTTAGTAATTAATGTCATTGTTAAAATCCCTTGTCCTAATTTATATAAGTAATGTAGCACATATAAAAATAAGTGTCAACCCCTAATTTTAAATTAATTAACATTAGTTTTAATTATATTAACTAAATAAATAAATAATTTATAAATGTTAAAATAATCATAATTTTAGGTATTGACATTAAATGTTAAATAGATTATAATGTATTTATGAGACTAATGAAAGGAGGACAAGAACTTGAAAAAATCTAAACCGTTTTCACCAGACTTTATTATGAATGGTCTTTTGAATGCAAAGCCAGCTAAGGCTAAACCAGCTAAAGCTAAGGTAGCCAAAAAGAAACCAGCTAAAAAAAAAGACAAAGCGTAGCTGAATTATTTTTTGGAGACTTAAATAAATAATCAACAGCTCCAGCTATAACGGCTGGGGCTACTTAAATTTGAGAGGACAAAAAATGGAAACGATGAAAACAATGGATGTTTGGATAGAACTCCAAAAGCCAGATCAACATTATACTGGCCATGATATTTGCGACAGGGCAAATAAAATGCTTAAACGCCTTGGTGTTAATGATGGGAAATTTCAATACAATGACCCTAAATATAAAAGCACTCAATATGGCGGTTGTCTTTATATATATAATAATGACTGCGGAATATCTGGGCTTGAAGACAATGGCAGATGGTTTAACCTAAATTATTTCGGGCGTGACCACATTGAGATTGAAGGTACAATATCTTAACATAATTACTTGCTCCAGCTAATTGTAGCTGGGGCTTTTTATATTGAAGGGACAAGAAATGACAAAGATGATGAAGGTTTGGATAGAATTGCCAGAACCGAATGAGGCTGGTTTCACTGGTGAAGAAATATGTAAACGTGCAAATGAAATGCTAATACGCCTTGGCTCAACCAATGGTGAATTCAGCTATTCTAATGAAAGATTAGTTGGTAAATGGATTAAAGGCCATTATATATTTACGGCAGAATTTGGTAGAACTGAATTAAAAGATAACGGCAGATGGTTTAACCTAGATTACTTTGGTCGTGATAATGTTGAGATTATAGGGGAAATATCATGACAGCAAGAAAAGTTACTAATGAATTTTTAGAAGCCGTTGAGCATGGGTGTTACGATAAGGATAATCTTATAGTGGCATTCTGCAAATACTTGAGCGAAGATGATGTTAAAGACTTCATCCGCACCAATGAACTAATGATAAATGTAGAGGATGAATAAATGATAACAGCTATATGTTATGACGAGTGTGGTACTGAGGTATCTATAGAGGTAGAAAGCTTAGATGAAATACCACCAGAGTATAAATTTAGATACTCTCAAAAATACACTGACAGAGAACTAGCTGAATGGCGACTGTGGCTAGATGATCGTGATGATTACGATTATGAAAATGATTATTATTAAGGGGTAAAAACATGGCTCATAAAATTAAACTATTAACTGCCGTGCAATCATGCAAACTTCTTAAAATCCCGATAACAACATTTCTTATATTAGAACGTGATCAATCCCTACCGCCATCTATTGACGTTGGGATTGGTCGCCGATGGGACAAAGCTGAACTATTAGATTGGTATGACTTCGCCAAAGAACACCTTGCTAATCCTTAGAACTTAATGGATGGTCTTTAGGCAATAAATCAGTATCAAATTTTCCGCGCTTGAAGCGGCCTGTTCTTACAGCGCTCAAGAACCCATTTACCCTAGCATAAGCCCACTGATCGGCGCTCCTGACGCTTGGGCGCACACTTTGAGGGTTTGTTTGATAAGCACCTATGCCCCTTCTAAATACTGCCTCTAGCATTCTTTGTGTTACACGCTTTCCTTTTTTATCACCATGCTTGTCATTGTGATCTTTTACTTTTTCAGCGAGACCTTTTTTAACCGCTTCTGATATTTTGGCTTTCACATCCATAACATCTTCATTGGTAAAAAATTCTTCTAATTCAAAATTTTTATCACGCTCTCTGTCTAGCTGTGCGGCTTTTTTTCTTGCCCAAGTTTGACCAGCATCACCACCCCATAACAACCAAGCTATAAGACCAGCGCTTGGATAACCCTCTTCACCTCTGTTAAATCCTACACCCTGCTTATCAACTTCATGTCTGCTAAAATAGCTGTGCATTCTTCTTACTGTTCTTGGGGTTAATCTTTCTCTTGATTTCAATTGGTTAGCCCTTGATACACCAACTAATGTACCACCACGATTAAATTCTTTTCTAAGTTTTAATCCGCGAGTTGCATTCGTTTGCATTGCTTCAGTTGGTATGGTATCAATATCACTTTCTGCTTTTTCTTCTGTTTCTTCAACTTCCGCCCATTTATTGCAAAGATATTGTATTCTGACTTTAGCATTGAATAAGTCGCAAACATTATTTTCATAGTGTATGCAATTGCCACATCTTTTCTCACCATTGCCCATTCTGTAAGCTTCTGGCAGTTCATCTGGAACTGGCTCACCATCTGGATATTGATCAAGCTTTGTTTCACCATATGCGTCTGTATAGTCTTTTTCAGCATCATCACCATTTGCTGGAGGTATAATTGGGCTACCTAATGGGAAAAGATTTGCTTCAATGAAAATATCGTCACCACCATTAATCGGTGTTAATCCTAACCTATCTCTTGCTTCGTTTCTTGTAATAATACCAGCCCCAACAGCCGCTACTACATTCTCATAAACACGCTTTCTGCGTTCGACCATAGCTGGAATGCTGTCATAATCGTAATCAATTCTAATATCATCACCATATGATGGTGAAAGCCACTCATTAAGATCATTACAAACACGCATTGCTAATGGTATGATTGTCTCCTCATACATAGCCAATCGTGCTTCTTGTATATTTGAATAAGTTTGGCTGTCTGGGATACCTATAATTTGCGACGGAATACCAAAGCAAAGAGCAATGTCTTTAGCCGCCATATGCTTGTTTTGTAAAAAATCCATATCCCTTGGGGACATACCCATTTCTTTCCAATCAAAATCACCTTCAAGCAACATAGGTTTACCAGAATTATTAGTTCCACTCATTCTGCGGTCTAAATCATCTTTTATTTGCTTTCTCTGAATATCAGACATCATCATTGGATTTCCAGATGTATCAGTAGGCTTAAATATAACCGCTCCTGATGGTCTAGCACCATTAACAAGCAATGCTATATTATGCTTTGCTATGAGATTATGTTGATCAACATCTATTGAAGCCGCCATAAGGGGTGACATACCTAGATAATCATCCAATGGATTCCAAGTTTTAAAATGCTTTACTTCTGATTGACCTGTAAATGGGTCAGCTTCATAAGTTTTTGCAACCTTGCCATTAAGCATATAATTATACCCTTTTGGTATAGAAGTATTGCTTGGTATTATTTCAACACGATCTGGCCTTAAAAGGTGTAACTCACTTGGCAAGCCGCCAGCGGTGCTACTAATAGCGAAACTATTACCAGATAATAAAATATACGCATAAAGTGATTGAAAATATTCATTGCCAGCCTGTATTGGGTTAGGTTTTTTTAAAAGGGTTAATAATGGGTGTTGCTCAAGCTCTACATCGCCTTGATATACTTTAAAACTTATAGAAGCGGCGGCCTGTGATATTTCATTAACGCATTTAAAAACTACTGCATTCTGCTGATAACCCTCTTTGGCATATGATCTGTAGTTATCTTGCCTGTTGTGATATGGCGTTGTTTGTTGCATATGCACTCTTGGCGCTTCTTTATGTTCTAAATTTAAATTATTTTTCTTTAAAAAATCAAAAAAGGCCATTAGCTAATTCTCCACATTGGCTGTCCAGTTGACGCGCTTAGTTCTGTTAATGCCCATACTAAGGCATCCATTCTGTCTGGCGACTTTCTGGAATTTGGTGTATATGAGACCATCTGATCTTCCAATTCTTTATGTATTCCGACATGGTGTACTCTACTCTGTTCATACAGTGCCGCAATAGGTTCTGCTCTTACAAGCTTACCACGACTTGCGTGAACTGACGAGTAAGGAATGTTTATATCTACTGTTCTTATCACTTTTTCAACTAAATCACCACCATTATTGACTTCTGCAATCAATCTGTCGGCGTTATAAGTATGAAAAAGGCTTACTGCCTTTCTAGCCCAACCATCAGGTGTGTTCTTATGTGAACCATCTTCGAGTACATAATAATGATTATTATTGCATCTTGCCGCTACGATTATGCCTGTTTCATCGCTATCTTCATTATTTGTGACACTTGGGTCTATAGCTACAACAATTCGATTGAATTCTGGCAAATTTTCTAAATTAACTCTATTTTGATCAATTACGCCATAACCCCATAAAGCACCTTCTAAATCATCTAAGACTTCTCCATATAGCTCCTGTCGGCCTAGTCTAGTGCCTTCATATTTATCTTTTAGCTGTGCAACCGCTACCTCAGACAGATTAGCCGCATTATCAAATGTGCTACCTCTTGTAATTATTGTATTGGTTCTTTTTACTAATCTTCTAGTTAGATCATTTGGTGCTGGTGTTGTTGTAATAACACATTGAGGATTTTCACCTAGACGCAAGCCAAACATAAGCTGATCAAATGCGTCTGGATACTGCCAAGCCGCTATCTCGTCACACCAAGCCCTGTGAAATTGTGGACCTCTTAATCTTTTTGGTTCACTCGCCGCAAAGCCTTGTATTATAGACCCATTATATAACCTTATTTCTGCGGCTGAACTTGAATACCCTTGTCCTCTACCCTTTAAAAGACAATCATCTGGTAGCCAATTCATAATACCAGAGACACCACCAAATGCCACGCGGCGCAAATCACCGAATGTAGGGGTTACAACAGCACATCTGCTTTCTGGATTATTAAGTGCATAGACCATGGTATCAAATGCACCGACCATAGTTTTTCCCCAACCACGTCCAGCTAATATAAGCCACACACCCCAATCACCCTTTGGGGTTAATTGTTGGGGTCTCGCCATGTCTAACCAATCACTGTAAAGTGTGCTGTGCGCTTGATGACTTGAGGCTGGCAAGTTCGTCCAATTGGTCGATAATTTTTCGTAAACTGTCTGGTGCTGTGACATTAGCCGATACCTTGCTGATTTCTTGAGCTTGACCTAAGGCCAATTTACCAATTTTTTGAGCATTACTTACTGTATGTGCAAGACCACTCATATCATGTGGTGTTAAAATTTTTGAAGTTAATCTAAATTTTTCTAGTGCATTGTCTTTATCTGGACCATTGCTCATTTCTGCAATTTGCAACAAAGTATTTCTACTTTGAACATCTTGATTAATCCTACGACCAGCATCGCCTATCATAGCCAAGGCTAGTTTTATTGCATCATCGTCAAGACGAGAGCCATATTCGACCATTTTTTCTAGTCTTTCGCGCTTTATGGCTTCATCATACTCGGTTTGCACTTTGTTCTTATCAGTCTGCCAATCTTCTGACTTAGAACGCCTGTGTAATGATGCATATGCAACATCATGCCTTTTAGAAAGAGCTTGAACTGTAGGGTATTGACGCACGTTATTTTCGTCCACAAACCCATGAACAAATTCATCTCGTATCTTTATTTTTAAAGCTTCATCAATTTTGTTAGTCATAGTATAACCATTATCATATATTTTCACTATTATCCAGTATCAACTTCTTTAAACGTGTTGTTGACCAATTGTGTTCTCTTTTATTATAATAAATATCTATCTCTAGGTCAGAACCAGTAAAGTATTTATTTATATAATCAGAACCTATAATTCTTACATCTATGGGTAAAGATTTGAGCAATTCAATCAACTCATCCTCTGTATGATAAATTATTACTTCATCTACATATTTTACAGCATTCAGCTGTATTTGCCTCTCCATAAGAGATTGTATCGGTTTATTTTTTTCTGGTCTATCTATGGTGGGGTCAACTTGCAATCCAACTATTAGATAGTCACAAATAGATTTAGCTTCTTGAAGCATAGTTATATGCCCTGAATGTAAAAGATCAAAACAAGAGCATGTAAAGCCTATATTATACTTTTTCTTCATCATTAAATTTCTTTTTGATGAGTATTTGTTGTTTTGTTAACCATTCTTTTTTGTATTCTGTATTCTCAAATAGCTTAGAAAAGCCTGTAATATGCTTTAGCCTTAACAGCTCCTCTGGTTCCATTCCTAGATGATTGCATATATCAGCGTCTTTCCATCCCTGTTCAAGCATAGAAAACACCATAGAGGCCATACCATCGACACTATGAGAACCTCTAGCCCTGTTATGCCTTACTGTAGCCGCCATTCTTTCATTAATATCTTTTTCTATTACAACAATTGGTAATCTGCCATGATTTCTGTCTGATATATCTTTATTGCTTTTGCAGGTAAAATATCTATGAAACCCATCAACTATAATATATTTATCAAGTTCTTCATCATATATTGTAACTACTGGCTGTGTATATCCATCATGTTTGATTGATGTATAGAGAAGCTTCATTTCAGCACCAGCAACACTATTAGGATTATAATCGTTTGCTTGCACCTTTTCTATATCTACCCACATAACCCTATCAACTGGCTGTTGAATTGGAGACATACTATGCAAATCGTCTTTGAGTGCCTCAATATACTCAATCTTTTCTTGAGTTGATAAAGCATCTAAGTGGTCACGTATTGCATCATTAACTAACATTTACTGGTATCCAATCTTTATGTTCTGATTTGTTTACAAAATCCATGTCGCCGCGCTTCCATCTTCTATATGTAATAGCAAATGGGTTTTGTTCAAAATTACTTACCTTAGTAAAATCTATATCTTGAGCGAGAATAGTAGTAACATGAACCTTATGGAGCTTACTCATATCCTTTAACATAGAATATTTATCATCCATCTGTGCAAATTTTTTACGCATTGCCTCTTGATAAGCTGGGTCAGTAACTAGATTTACAAGTAAATGATCTCTATATTCGCGCCAATCTTTAAACATATACGGCAAACTCTTAGCTTGGAACATATCAGCCTTAGTCATATGTCTTGCTTGGTTTACTCCATCTAAACGCTTAACAAGTTTATTCCATGTGTCACGCTCAATCTCTTGAAGATAAAACAACTGATGGACTGCTGTCTCATGGTGAAGGTTAGAAACGCGCATCTTTGTCGGGCTTACTCCATATTGATAAAAATAATCATATGCCTTTGCATATTGCCAGTTATGATCAAATATACTTTTCCATATATCAGTATATGACCAATCATAGAGGGGGTAAAAATTATAATGATTTTCTTTTTTATTAACTTTTTTGCCCCATGTAATCCATTTATATGTAGCCGCTGTAGTTAAGCCAGCTAGTCGGGCTGGGCTTTCTTCTGCCCTTACTCCAGCTAAAACAGCCATTGGGGTATCAGGCCAATGATGTTTCATTATTGCTGGGAACATCTCATAAAATCTGTCTTTACCGTATATATTTTCTGTGATTGCAAAATCTTCTTTAGGTCGCATCCAGTTTTTATCATCGCCTTCTGTCCAGCAATGCAAATAATGCTGTTCATTTGATGTTGAGTTTGTCATTTTTATTGGAATTTGAAACCACCAAGGCTCAACCCTTGGGTCAAGCATAACTTTTCTTACATAATCAACTACGTTTTGCCACTCCGCTTCTTGGTCTAAAAACATAACCTTTAGGGGTAAACGTCCTTTTTCTTCTGCAATTTTTAATGCAAGATTTAGCGTTACTGTGCTATCCTTTCCACCAGAGAAAGAAACAACTACTTCATCAAATTCGTCAAAAATAAATCTTATACGATCTAAAGCCGCATCAAAAACATTATTGTTAGTGTGTATTTTCATTCTGTATTGCCAGTAATAAAATCAGCTTTCATTCCCCATTCAATACAAGTGCTTATTGCTTTATGTGCATCCCACATTTCCCAACTATCAATTGAAATAGATACATTCCATGCATCATGTTTATGCTTTTGAAAAACTTGATGTGGCGAATGAGTGTCTAAAATATAAAAAAGACCTCGTTCAAGCATTAATTCTTCTTTATCTACACCCCTGACGAAAATTCCATGATCTACTCTAATTTTTAATTGGTGTGAATATCTTGGATATTTAGGGTCTATATGTAGAGGTGTTCCATTTCTAACTGCAATCCAATGTGGGTCGTCAATTAATATTGTTTTTCCATTTTCATCAACAGAGCGACCCCATGTCTTTAATCTTTTTGCTTTTGTAAATTCAGTAACTCCAAAAGCTTTTCTAAGTTGCATTTCATTAGGACTTGCAATCTGTCTCGGTAAGTCAACCATTGTGTGATAAACTGCTGGATTAGTTCTTTGGTCATTTTTTAGTTCAATATCCCATTTTACATCCATTATTCTACTCCATCTTGAAATGTTAAAGATTGTCTTTTTGATGATCTTCTAGGGTCAATCATGCTTTTTGCTACCCTATGGTCAACCAATGAAGGCACACTAATCCAATACTTTTCTTTACGTTCTTTTAAAAACTCCTGCATCATAAGGTCATAACCCATTGGGTCGTCAATTTTTTTATCCCATCTTTCCCAATAATCTGCGATCAAATTAGAATAATATGGTGGATTATAATGGCACTGGTTCATCATAAACTTTCCGTCCCATCTACTACCAATTCTTATATCGTCTTTTCTCATTGAAAAAAATTGTATTAAACTAAACGGCTTTTGAGTGATAACTTTGTTTGCTTTTTTTACAAAATCTCTTGTTAAAATTATGTCTTCTTCCATATGAATACATGGTTCATCACCAGCCATTCTCATACCTTTAATAAAAGTATGCATAGCATCTTGCTTTTCATCAAAACACCATTCAGCTTGCGGTAAGTGTTTTTTTAAATAATCAATAAATTCGCCACGCTCTTTAACAGCTCGTATTAATATTTTGACCATATTGGCACTCTTATTCTTTCGCGTTCTCTGTTGATAATAGCCGCGTCTTCTGGCTTCTTATCCATTATCCAGTATCGCCAGCCCTGATAGTAATAATAATTTCTTGGCTCTGTTTGATTTTTAAAAAATATTTGCGGCAAACCATGTTCAAATATATAAGTAGCAGTCCAAATAAATTCGTCGTGATCGTCCCATTTTTTTCCTACAGTGTAATAATGTGGTATATGTGGCATAGTTTTTGCATAAACGAATTTAGCTTTTCTTAAGTTGCTACAAGCCCTTAATACATCACCCATCTTAATTTCCTGTAAATACAAATGTTTCAGCGCAATGGGGGCATATAACCTCTGTTCCTTCTTTTCCCTGTATTCTATCATTCATATCTTTGTCCATTTTTTCACCAGCTTTGATCATATTATCTTCGTTGATTTCAGATGCATCAAATTTTGGCTCTAATACTGGGTTATAATTAAAAGCTGATAAATCTATATCTACCCCCATAAGCCCTAGATCAAAACCTTCATTACTCATTTCTTTAAGTTGACTAAAATACAATCCTGTGTCCCATTCGCCATTTTCAGCAAGTTTATTATCAGCAATTACATATGCTTTTTTCTGTTGTTCAGTCCATCCTGTAGCTGTCATGCAGGGAACTTCCTCAAGATTTAACTCTTTAGCGGCAAATAATCGACCATGACCTGCAAGAACCTGGTCATTCTCGTCAATGAGAATAGGCATAGTCCAACCCCATTCCCTAATACTATCGGAGAGTTGTTTTATTTGGCTGTCTGGATGAATTTTTGGATTTCTGTCGTAAGGAATAAGCTCACTTACAAGTCTTTTATTTACATTATCAGCCGCCCAATTAGACATTTATAACTCCCATATTTTAACACATTGTTTATTATTTTATAAATTATGTTACAAAGATAAGCAATAAAGATATTGTTTTTAAACCCCCCTCATGGATAAGGGAATGAAGGGGGGAACATGGGAGGATGTTCTAAGGTTTATAAGCCCTAGTGAATACTACCATATTTTTCTAAATTTTGACATTATTTCTTCTGCTGTTTTTTTTCTCTGTTCAGCATCAGGATTTTTTCTACTTTTGGACTCTATCTGCCTCTTAGGTGTTGTAAGCAATTTGTGCTTTCTGTTAGCTAAAATAATTTTTAGAATAAGACCTTCATGTGGTCTTCTGTTTGGATAATCAATAAGATATTGCATACAAGCTTTTGTAATTTCTTCTTGCGTATAATCTTGCAACATATCCATCCAACCCATTAGAATATCTCGTTTGACATATTCATCTTGTGGAACTTCATAATATCTACTCATAAGTCCCTGTGCCTTGATTGCTATGCAAGCCCTGTGCTTACTAAGCTGATCATTGTCCAATATCTTTGATTGCATTGCTGGTAATTTATTCATCTGATGTAATCCTAACTCTTGCTAGATCATTGACCATATCCCTAAAGAGGTGATCTATTCCATGCTCTTGTTTTTCTAATTCATCGTCCCATCTTCCCTGATTAAGCCAAGTTGCAGGGTGTGGTATGAATTTTTTCTCCTTATGAGATACACTATCAGCATATGGTTTTACCGCATCAAGTATTCTATCTACACCAATAGCGTGTGATGCTTTTGCAAAAGCTTTTTCAGCATTAGCCCTACCAACCTTTCTGGGATAGATTGACCAGAAATTATCAAAGCCAATAGAATTTGATCTTAATATAGGTTTATTTACATGATTATTGATTACATGGTTATTGGTGTCTAAATTCTGGATGGGGGCTAGTCCAGATTTTGCACCCCCTGCATCTATATTCTGTACCCCATTATCAATATTGAGGTAATATTCATTAGATGTTTGCTGTCCATCTTCTCTGCATCTGCCCTTGCGTTCTATCAATCCCTTTTTTTCTAAGACAGTAAGGTGTGCAAATATTGAGCTTCTCGACATATTGCAATCTTTAGACATTCTCTTAATGCTGGGGAAACATCCCAAGTCTGGATTATGTCTATCGGATAGCATCAATAATACAATTTTTTGTGATGGTGTTAAATCGGGCTGATGCAATGCCCATACAACCGCTTTCATGCTCATAGTTTAGGTGTCCTTTCTCTTGTCCTATAATCTATTTATAGAATTTTATACAAATATCAACTTTTTTCTTGTCAATTGAAAATCATCGTGTATAACTAAATGCAATTGGGGTTTACTGCTCGTACACACCAAACTTAAACCCCGCACTGAGTCTCTTGTCCTTTCGCAGTGTGGGGTTTTATTTATTTTCATCAAAATATTCAGATAATTTTTCTAATGTAGATAGTGAAGGCTTTCCGTCATTTTTTCTTATTCTGGATAAAGACATATAAGTTAATCCGCATTTATCTGCAACATATGCTAATCTTCTATCAATTAGCTTGTCTCTGACTTCTTCACTTGTAAGTAATTTGGCTTTCATTTTTCTCTCCAATGTTAAATAATTTATTTTATTCTTTACATTAATTAAACTAATCATTAATAATTGTAAACATATAATATGGACAGGAGCTAAAATATGAAAAAGAACCCACCTATCAGATTTGTAAAATCTCAAATACTTAATGGGATAGTAAATCATAATACAGACTTATTAGAACTAGAGATGTCTGGTAAAATTAGTCATTCGGAATTTCTTGCACAAAGTTTTCCAGCTAGCGCAATGCAAACAATAGATAGTGCAATTGCAACTGCTATTGATCTATTTAACACAAAGGAACTCGCAAATGAGAATTGACTCTGCAATGATTACCGCGATTGCCGAAGAACTTGAGCCATATCGTGACGACCAAGATGCTTTCTGGACAACTCTGGACGGTGAAACAGATGTTCTTGATCTAGTAACATCTATATTATTAAAAATTTCAGAGGCAGAAGCATGGTCAAATTCATGTGCGGATGTTTCTAAAAGATATGCAGAACGCAAATCAGGTCATGATGCAAGAAAGCAAAAGCTTACAAAAATGCTTAAGACCATTATGCTTTGTGCAAATCAAACTAAAATCCCACACGCTCTAGCAACCATATCTTTGAGGAAAGGTACTGAAAGCGTAAACATCATTAATCCTAATGAAATACCAACACAATTAACCAAGGTGTCTATCACACCAGATAAAACAGAAATCAAAAAACAACTCAAAGCGGGTATCAAAATTGATGGGGCTGAATTAGTCACTGGTGCTCAAACTATATCTATAAGGACTAAATAATATGACAAATGAAATTACAGAATACATAAAGGACAATGATACAGCATATCGAGATGCCCTTGTTGCATTCGCAAAAGCACAAGCTGAAATGGGTGCGGCTTTTAAAAATTCTAAAAATCCATTCTTAAAAAATAAATATGCTGACTTAACAGCAATACAAAATGCTGTTTATCCACCATTTCATGCTAATGGTTTTATTATACAGCAATGCCCAGACAGAGATGAACTGGGTACTTATGTTGAAACAATACTTAGGCATACATCGGGTGGGTCATTTGCTTGCAAAGTTTATTTGGAATATAAAGCAAACGATATGCAATCAATGGGGGGTGCTATCACATATGCGCGCAGATATGGATTATCTGCCCTTACAGGCGTACCTATTGAAGATGATGATGGGAACATGGCAAATGGTAGAACAGCCCCTGTAGCGCAGAAATCATTACACCGTATCGATACGCCTCAAAAACACCGCAACGAAACACCAGAACAGCGTGGCATAAAGCTTATGAAGTTTATAGAAACTGCTACAGTTGATACTTTTGATGCTATGTTTGACAAAGCATTTAACTTAATAAAAGAAATTGCAGAAACAGATAAAGAATTTTCTAATAAAATATCTACTGCATGGGAAAACAAATCAATTGAACTAGGAATGAACTAATGAAAAATATTACTATATATGGAAACTGTGCAAAAGATGCTGTTGTAAGAACAACACAAGGTGGCATGGATGTTTGCGGCTTTGACATAGCTGTCAATGATAGGAGAACAAAAGAAACATATTGGTTTAGTGTTTCTTATTGGGGGAAAGCTGGAAAAGCGGTTTCTCCATATCTTAGAAAAGGACAGCCTGTCGTAGTTAATGGTGAATTTTCTTGGCGCGAATACAATGATAAAAAATATTTAGAGGTAAATGCAAATAGCGTTTCACTAGCTGGGAAAGCAACAGGCAATCCACATCCGACTGCTGAAACTGCTGGTGATTTAAAGCCAACATATCTTGGCACTGAAGATGACGCTTTTGATGATACAATACCGTTTTGAGCAATAAACCAAGAATATCGGTTAAGCTACAAGATGGACAGTTACTACCCTGTTCCGCATATGATGCGGAGCAGTTAGCATTAGCAACGTATAACGCTGAATTTGATCTGGTATTAAGATCAAAAAGATCAGAACAACATCATAAGCTATATTGGTCAATTCTTGGCAAAGCCTGTAAAGCGACAGGAAAATGGCCTAACTCTGATAATTTGCACAGAGAACTTAAAATGGCCTGTGGTTTTTTTCAAACAGTCGTTAGCGAGTTTGGCGGTATTTATTATTTTCCAGACACAATCGCTATGAATAAAATGAACCAAAAAGAATTTAATGAGTTTTTTGAGTTAGCAATGGAAAAACTTGCTGATGCAATAGGGACAGACCCATTGGAGTTATTGAAATGAAAAAGGAATATACCGAAGAAAAAATAATGATAAGAGCTATGCCATGTCCAAAATGTGGCGCAAAGCCAAGAGAACATTGCAAAAGGCCACCAAGAGAAGATGGTCTAATAAGAAACCATAATGATCGTATGCTTTTATGGCATAAGTTTATTAAAGTTACAGAAGAAAAATGAGGTAAATCTAAAATGACTTTTTATACATTTCTTGTAATAACATATGTAGTCGCTGGCGTAGAAATAGAAAAGAAAACTTTATATAAAAACGCATATGAATGTGGCAATGCACTGCCATCCGCATACAAACCATATGAAGATATGGACAGCATGGCGCAATGTATAGAAACAGATAAAATATCTGAAATTAAAACAAAGCCAAAATTAAGACCAAAAAATTTAGGGGTTAAATAATTATGTGGTCAAACCTCAAACAGCAAAAGCCAATTAGAAATGAAAAGTTTTTAAATGAAATTAGGCAAAGGAAATGTGTAATCTGTCAAAAATTTGGAGAAGTCCAAACAACTATGACTACAGCACATCATGTTATACACGATAGAAATAGCGGTGGCAAAACCTGTGATATGCGCGCAATACCTTTATGTGATGGACACCATCAAGGAATGTGGGACACGAAAAAGGTAGCAATACACAAAGAAAAACAGAAATGGCGCGAATTATATGGTGCTGATTGGTCATATTCTGATTAATACAAGGGGAAAGGGTTTATAATTATATATGTTGGCAAATTCTGCCGAAAGCATTCGGAAATTATTGTGCAAAATTTTCCAGCTCGTCCCATTGTATCTTTACATGTGTTTCTGCTTTCTGATCTGGCTTGCAATAACTCTTAAAAGCAGACAAGTGCCAAACCTGTGCATCGTCCTTATAAACAACTTCATTACACCCATCCAATACAGCTTTAGCTAGGTTATCAATATCAGGCTTAGAAGGTACTAAAACTCCAGACTGACAAAGAATGGTTTTAGTTTTTGTATATGATTTAGGCACATCAAAATAAAAAGAGACAATAACACTTACCCTTCTATCAGTAACCTTTAGCCTAGAGTTCTGCATAGCAACCCAAGCGGTTTGTTTAATCAGAGTTTCTCGTTTACGTGTTTCTTTCGGAGTATATGCGTGTCCTTGCTTAGTAAATCTTGGTCGAGCTTTTCCAGTTGGTTTACCAGCTACTATAAATTCACAATTTTTAATCGACATAATATCTGCCTGTTAAGGTTATTAACTTCTATAAAGCATTTATATACGCATTAGAAGTGCAAATATGGGGGTCTAATGCGTTTATTTATAAATTATTTATAATAGGTGTTGACATAGTTAACAGTTATCATTATAAAGTTAATATAATTTATGAGAGGACAAATTATGATTATAAGCGATAAGAAATTTTCAAACTTAGATGAAGCTAATGCACACGGCAAGTTCATCGCAGAAAATACTGGATGGGATTACATTGGTGCAATCGTATCTGGCTCAAAAAATAATCTAACTTTTACAGCACAGTGGAGATATTAATGCAAAATCAAAAATTTCAAATCTTAAATTTCTTGCGAAATACAAATACTGGAATGACATCATGGGATGCTATTCAGCATTGCAGATGCACAAGGTTAGCCGCCAGAATATTAAACTTAAAAGATGATGGTCACACAATCGAAACTATCATGGAACAAAATAATGGTTCTGGCAAAAGATACGCCAGATATTACTTAATCAAAGAGGCATCGTTATGAAAATTTATTCACCAGAAGGCAACTTCGATATAAACTGGAACCCAGCAAAATATAAAACAAAGGGTGGCGCGGCTAAAGCTTTATACAAAGAACTTTGCCGAATTTGTAAACTTCAAGGTGCTGACCCAAAATGGGAGGTTTGGATAAAATCACCAATTGAAAGCACAGCACATGGATATTGTCCGAACGCTTGGCACGTTTGCTGGGAAAGTGGACCTTACGATTGGGCAATAAATGTTTTCGCAAGCGGTGAATGGGGACATTGTGAAACTTACTGGGGCTTTGATTTAGCCTTTTACGAATAGGGGGTGCAATATGGCTAAGAATGCACCTATGTCTGACGCATATAAAGATTACCAAGCGTTTAAAAAACAGTATGAAGACCAGCTGATTTTTGCTTATAAAGCGTATTCTACGGAAGAACTCTTGGCACACTTTAAAATGTTTGAAAAAGAAAGAGACCATGCCAGCGCACAATATCGTACTACTGGCATGGTACACTATAAGGAAACCAAAGAAAGGTTTTCCAGAAACGCTGAAGTTTACAAATTTGTTTTAGATAAAAGAAACGAGGGTAATAAAAATGCAAATTAAAGGCGCAAAAACTATTCTTGAAAAACGCTGTAAGTTTTATGGAAAGGACTTACCGTGGCTATTTAGTGTAATTAACGAAGGTTGGGACGAGCCAGAAAACGTAAAACGTGCAATGAAAGTTTATCAGGCACACATTAAAGACCAAGATTATTGGATACAGAAATATGGTCGTGAGCCGTGGTAAAGGTAGAAAAATGAAAAATTACTTGAAAGAATTCATGGAAATAAAGGGTAGAAAGCCTACTGAAGCAGAACTTGGTCAAATGATGCATATGTCTGCAAAGGGAACTTCTGGTGCAAAAAAAGAAAAAGAAAGCGTCTATGCATTTGGTAAAACTACACAAACTCACAACAATTTAGGTGGACGCGCGAAGCAAAAAGTTAAATTAAGCACCAATGCAAAGCGTATTAATGACCTTTTGCATAAAAAATTTGATGCGAGTACAATATCTGTTATATTAGATTTAAGGGAATATACGGTAAAAAACATAATAAAATATGCAAGATTACCGCGTACACCAGATCAAATACTTGATTAATCGTGTGGGTGGCGTTGTTAATAAAATTAGCGCATTTTGGTAGCAACATGAGGTCAAAAAATTTTAAATCGCCCGATATTAAAATAAGATTTTGATTTTACCACCCACACAACTTTAAACCATAAAATTGATAATTATACAATATGAAATTTAATTCTCAGTAAATTGTTCTGGCCTTAAACCAGCCATTGCAGTCAATCTTCTTAGTTCTTCTTTACCTTTTTCATTTAACTGATTGTCTTCATTTAAGAAATTATTTTCGTGCAAATCAACTTCAATATGTAAATATGGCTTTCGACCACAAATCATTGCAATAAGGCCACCTAGCCTTGTTATTTGCTTCTGTGACAACTTACCCTCATGACCTAATACTGTCTTCATTTTTTAGCCAATTAATTTATAATAAGTTTTATTTCCAACAATCCCATCAACAGTTAAGCCATTGTCAGCTTGCCACTCCATAACTTTTGATTTTGTAACTAGACCAAAAACTCCATCTGCTTCGAGACCCAAAGCTCTTTGTATAGATTTTACCTGACTTCCAGTGCTACCAACTTTAACTAATACTGGTGTTGGTCTTGGCATATATGTTCCATCTAATATTTCTAATGCCTTGACATAATGATGTCTTCTGTCTTCTAATCCTATTGTTCCACCATTGACGAGCTTAGTCATTGTAACAACATCACCATCATCTGCTGATCTATTGATATTTCTACTATCCCAATACCAACAAGCACTATGCAAAGCACCCATATTTGTTTCTAAATATTCTATTGTTTCATCTACATCCTTGCCAATATCATCACCAAATCTTGTGACGTTTGAACGGCCTGTTAATTGAATGACGCCTCTACCACGAAATTTCCAACCATCATTTGACTCTGCATCGCCGTTAGACATCCTGTTAGCATATACTACGTTTGCTATGTCTTGAGGCTTTCTATGGTACTTCTCTGCGTCTCTACCAGCGTTTTTAAAGTATTTAGGAAAGATTGCGTTTAAACCTTTAGCTGAATAATTCAAATTTTCCTCTAAAACTTTAAAATTTAAACTTTCATGACCGCATTGAGCTATGAAACCAGCAATACGTGCTGGTGTATTTATTTCATATTCTGGTAATAACTTTTGCATTGGCTTAACCCAATCTTGCCAATTCTTATTACCATGTAATAAATCTTCTATTTGATCATCAGTAAGTTTCATTTTTAATTCCTATCCAAAAAATTAAGACGCATTTCTAATTCTTTTATTTGTAACTCAATAGCGCGCACTCGCTTTATAGCATCTGCAACTTCAGGTGGGGGCTTAAATTGATCTATCCAATCGTCATTTTCAGTGATTTCTTCCCAGTGCATTGCTTGTTCATGCTCTAAAAAAGCTAATCTCTCAATTATTCCAAAGTATGCCCAAACACTAACGGCTGTAGCCCCTACCAAAGCCAATAAGTTTTTTAGAGGTATTGTAAACTCTAAACTTTCAGAAAGTTTTGTCATTTATTTCTCAATTTTCTTCAGCTTTTCAACTGATCTCAAACCGCCTAATCCTAACATTCCCATCATAACAGTTAAAAGGCTACCCATATCAAAACTAGGCAACTCTGGCATATCAACACCAGCGGCTGTTACGCCAAAGACTATAAGGGGCTGTAGTACAAAATGATAAGCAAAAGCAAAACCGCAAACCCAGCCTATGAATGGTCGCCATCCGCCCTTAAATAAAGACCCACTAGCGGCCTCTGCTTTATTTATCTCAAGTTGCCCCATAAGTGCCTCTTGAGCGTGCTGGTCGGACATTGTAGCAATCTCATGGGCTAACGCGGCCTTTTGATCTTTATCTTCAATAACTTTATCTAATAAACCTGTAACTGGTCCGATTAAACTTGCTAACATTATTGCATTCTCCTTTTATCAAGTAATTCTTGCAAATCCTTTTTCTTAGTGCCTCCATCGTACATCCATGCAAAACCTTCATCTATGAGCATTTGATTTAATGACACTGTTGCATCAGGGTTCATGTATAAATAGCCAATCATTCTACCGAACTTACCATCTTTTTCAGTTCTAACAATCAATTTATCAGCGTTCATAATTAAGCTTTTTAAATAATCTTTAGCTTGCAGACCTAATTTTTTTTCTTCTAAGTCTCTAGTTCTGCTTTCTGGAGTATCTATACCGCCTAATCTGACACGTTCTTTCTTTGTTAAATCAAAACCTAAATCAATTTCAACGTCTACAGTATCGCCATCGACAACCTTCAAAACATTTTTTACAAAATATTGATACATAATTAATCACCATTTTTTGGCTTAGAGCCACCCATTTTAGTAACACCAAAGAAAACACCAACAACACCAGCAACACTTAAAAAGTATATACTAGCCATATCACCAATAATATCAGCGGCTTTATCTAATCCTAGACCGCTAGTTACAACCACACCAGCTGGGTATAACAGCATACCCCATAGGCAAAACCAAGCCATTTGACGCTGTGAGTCTCGTTGAGCATCTTCGTCTTCCATAACTTTACGGCGATTTTCAAGCTCTAGCGCGTCCCATTCTGACTTATCAATAGTACCGCTACCATCTGTATCAATTTTATCAAATTCGCTCATTTTATTTACTCCTATTTTGCAAGTGGATTATCTAAAGCCCTTTGCACTAATTTTTCTAACCGAGCTTCTAACTCTGCCATATCACCTTTTTGTGTACTTCTTAGCTGTTCTCTTTGTGTTTCAAATCGCCTTGAAGCTTTATCAATCATGTCACGAACATCATCTACAACATTTCGAACCAACGCTTCCGTTCTATCCGCCTGTTTTTCAATTCTAAGAATGTCATTCTTCAAACTGTTCTTAATGTCGCGTGTGTAATCTATTCCTTGTTCTGTTTTTTCAGTTAATGCTGTTATCTTATTATCTATAAACCTAATTTCTGCCTGATATTCGTCTAAATCAAGGCCAGCGACAGCTTCTATTCTCTGGTATAACACAAAACCGCCGTAAAGTCCCCCTACAACAGTGCTAATAAATGCTAATATTGCCATAATTGAAGCAAAAGATAGCTTCATACCCCCAACTTTGACCTCTTTATCAGCCAATCCGTCTATTTCATCTGCAATTTTTGTTGTATCTACCATTAATCCTCAAACTCCAAATTTTCAGTTTGCAAATTTTTAAGTGCTTCTATTTCATCTCGTAGCTTTTGTATTTCTAATCTGCGCTGTGCTAACTCTATTTGATATAAATCGTCACAATTAATACGCGCTTTAGGCTTATCTAATGGAATAACTATTCTTGCATATACACCTATATCTCTACCTTTACTGTTGGTATCTAATCCAGAAAGAACACCTGTAACTCCATATTCAAGATTAATCCCACCACCAACAGCATTGCTACATCGCATATTACCTGTAGAAAAACTGTCTGATTGATAATTCATGGGTGGGTTGGGCAATGAAAGTGACAAAGCACTATTCTCTGCAAAAGATGTAGTTATGCTTAGAGCCAATACACCCCCTGTTAACTGTGTATACTTTGTTAACTTTTTAAAGAAGTATACAAGGTTCATAGGGTTAACATATGCTGTTATTAACTTCATAGTGGTTCTCCACCTAATTTTGAACATACGATGGACGAAACTATCGCCCTAGATTTATTTGATTTTAAAATTTTTGATGCAGTACAAATATAAACTGCCTTATCTAAATCTGACTTTCTTAGATAAACATCAAAGTCTATTTTTTCCTCATAGCCTATTTTTATTATTTTTCTTTTGGTTGTGAAATCTATTTCATCAAAATTTTCATCGAACAAACCGACTTCATAATAATTTATTTCTTTTCGTCTATTTAATAGCTGTAATTGTATTTTAACCACGCCCTGTACGTGAGAAGGCAATGTTCTTGGATATGCTGGGGTTTGCTCATGTGCTTGAGCATATGACCCCAACATAAAGAATAAGGCAAAGAATGCTACTTTGGTATACACGTTGCAACTACTGACGCTGTATAAGTACCTCCAGCAAAAGGTTTAGCTGAACCATAGACTGCGCTTGAGGCTGTAGAAAACCAAGTAGACCCAGCTAAAGTTAAATTAAATATTGTGGTATTATCTACAACTACTTTTGCGGCTTCATATGCTGACATACCAGACACAGATGTTTGAGTTACACTTGTGCTTCCTGTCCAAGCAACTGTGTCATTAAGAGTTGGGGAAGAACTAAAAGATGTAGGATGTGTTATGTTTGCTGTGTAACTATCAGCTATAGAAACATCATATCTAATTACAGGCAAAACTCCACCATCTGCTGGTGTTGTGCTTAATTTACTAGCTATCGGGTTTCCATATACGCCTGATTTAGTTGTTTGTATTACACATTTGGCTTCTACAGTTCCAACTATGTCAACTGTTGCGACTGCTGGGCAAGCCAGTAATATAAAGACTGTACTTAAATATTTCATCATTCTTTTCCTTTTAATCATATTGCAAGTCTACTAATTGATTATGCAGAAGTTGCTGTGCTAAATTATTTCTTAAACCTTTTTTATTATCTGGCAAATTACCATCATTTAAAGCGACTGTATCTTTATATATACCACCATTAATCTTAGAATTATAGTACATCTCAATATTAGTCTGTGCATTCATTGCGTTAATAATTTGTGACTGCCCCTGATCAAGTGTAAGTGTTAATGCATTTTCAGCTTGAGCTAGACCTAATTCAATTCTTGTTTCTTTCTCTTTTTCTTCGTCTTCATCGAGCTTTGCTTCATCTTCATCGTAATCTGCATCAGCTTTTACTTCTATATTATCTACAACAGCCTCATCGTCTAAAGCATTATAAATCTCATACTCAATAACAGGCGGCGCTGGTTTTATATATCCAGCACATGATGGGTCAGACTGTGGGTCAAAGCACTTATCAAGTCTGTAACTATATATCACAACAGCGTCTTTTACTTCGCCTGTTCCCTCAACTTCAATTGAGCCATTGCCCCATTGCGATGATGGTATATTGGGTAATGCAAAAGATTTTGCGATTGTGTTACCAGCTACCCCAGACCAATCGTCAGTTTCCTTGAATGTGTAACCATCGCCAGTAGCATTTAAATTTCCAACATGAACAAGCATATCGTCTTCTGGTTTTTTAACAGTTGTATATTTATAAATCAGCCCATTTACATCTAAGCCAATACCTTCTGGCAAAACATTAGCCATAGTCCAGTTTAAAGAGCTACCAGCGGCGTTTCCTGATGTTCCGTATGTGTAAGGCTCACATTGCGAGTAAGAGGGCAAGAGTGCTAAGAATAACGCCCAAGCCAATCTTTGTTTCTGTATTATCATCAAATATATTCCTCATTGGACTATTTTGTTCATACTCAATTTGATCTTGAACTTTTTGCATTTCCCAAGCTAACCTAGCTTTATCCCCCACCAATCCATCCTTGGGACAGGGCGTGCCAGCATTGAGCATGGCTTCAAAGACGACAGGGTCACTACACATAATTGAAACAGCGCTCACCCTCATGCCCATGTCATACATAATGGATGCTTTTTTGAGCAACAAACAATTTTCTTCGGTAAATGTTGTCCCTGCGCTGATACCTAATATCTGCGTTTGAACCGCGCCAGCAACACCAACAGTACACAAATCTGAATTACTATTGCTAATATTTGGAGTAATCGCTGATGGTGGTGGGCTATTTACTGTTGTTTCCATTGAGCCATTTGATGTTACAGTAGAATTAGTTTCAGTTCTGATTGTATCATCTGCGCGTGCAAGGTTGCCTATTAAAAATCCAATTAAAACTAATATAAAAAATAAAAAAATCCTCATTATAAACCCCCCTAGAGTTATAATCTTGATTTAAACTCCGACCAGACTGCAAATGAAACAAACCCAAGCACAAATAGTGTACCCCATCTGACAGCAGTTTTCCAAACTGAGCTTTTGGTTTGTCTCCAACCTTCAAGCAAATCACGCAATTCTTTTACATCATGCACAGCGTTTTCGTCGTGCAAGCCAATTCTTGACAACGCTCTATCAGAACCTTTTTCAGCGGCTTCTAGTATTAGTGCCTTTAACTCTGCTTTAGTAATGCCATGCATTTTTCCCTCATCAGATGATGTCATCTGTTATCTCTACATCAATAAATTGATTATTTGGAAAGGTTTCTATTTCTCCACCTGAGTATGTAACTTCAAATTCACACTCAAAAGAACCAATAGTATCAGTGTCTCCTGTAGCCCATTGATAATAAACAATACCGCCTTGCGCGTTTGATATTGTAGCTGGAGCATCAATTTTGACCGCAGAACTTCCAATTGGACGCATGTGAAATCTCACCGATGTTGCGGTCAAATTAACCACAGTATCAGTTCCATCTTTAAGTATTACCTGTAATGCAGGTGATGTATCATTTTGTTTTATAAAGAACGCCATGTTTCTTCCTTACAACTTTTACGCGGCTATTTCAACGCTATTTGGTTTCTGTACTATTAGTGAGCCCGTATTGGGTTCGCTAACTACTAATTCTGCTTGGCCTATACTCTCTAAACCTTGTTCTGCAATTCTGCCTAATGCCGCATCATATATTAGCGTTGGTATCGTCGGAGCTCCGCTTAAAATATTATTCGCATTAAATTCGTGACCTTGCACCAAGATAATTTCTGCTAAAATAGGACGACCACTAAGTAAGCGATCATTCTCTAATTCATGCCCTTGGTTAAATGTAGCTTCGTCAATAATAAAAGCTGAAGATAAAAGTTCATTCGTAGTAAATGTTTCTTCCTCTGATGCAGAAACTTCTTCAACTATAGGGGGGGCAGTGTTTAAATTTGCAGTTGAGATAACATGGTCGCAAAGCATCACCACATCTGCAATATCAGGAGAAGAACCCGTTATATCATCTCCAGAAAGGATATTTTCTTCTGTAATATCGGCTTCATCAAGTATATATGCGCTTGAAACTAACGTAGTACCAGAAAGTGCATTTTCTTGGGTAATATCAGCAGTGCCCAGAATTGGTTGCAAAGTTACTAAATTTGGCGCTTCAAGAGTTTCCGCCTCAAAAGCTGTTGAATTAGGTACTGATGGACTGCCTGTATTAATGTTCAAACCATCAAAATTATGACCTTGAATGATAGTAGAGCCAGAGATAGCCACGTTTCCAGTTTCTAAGTCTGAAGTTGAGAATGTTTCATCTTCTGACATTGGTTGCGCTGGTATAGAAGGAAATCCACTTAATAGCTCCCCAGATTGTACCACATGCTCCTGAAGGATTGTAGCTGTACCTAATAATGGTGCGCTTGAAGAAAGATCACCCGTAGTAAATGTTTCCCCTTCGCTAACAAATTGATCTGGAACATCGGGTGCGCCTGAAAGCAATTCACCAGTGTTAAATAGATGCTCTTGAGCGATAGTCGCTAGTGATGGGATTGGCCTGTTAGAAACTAAATCAAATGCAGAGAAGGTTTCATCTTCAAACATTGTTAAAATTTCAACATCAGGTGCTCCAGAAATCAGTTCATTAATTGATATTACATGAGTTTGATCAAAAGATGTAGTTTCAACAGTCGGCAATCCTGAAGTAAGGCCCT